TGGTCAACCCGATGATGAGGCGTACGCAGCTCTTGCTGGCACCCTGACGTTTACAGAGACCATCACTTGGACTACTTCAGCGCTTGTGTTGTCGTGGCTTGGTATTGACGTGGCAACCGCTAACGACACCGCCTTTGTGGCTAAGTGTGTAAGCGCTGCTAACGCTTGGTGCTTCCGTAAACGCCGTGAGGCTGGATACACCGATTCTCAAAGCACTGTGCCTTCACCCGATGTCGAGTTAGGCACGACAATGTATGCGGCAACGCTTTACCGTGAACGCGGAACCAGCGGTGACGCATACGGAGCTTTTGACGGGATGGGCAACCTCGCCCAACCTGTCACCCTTCACCGCATCATGCAGCTGTTGGGCTGTGGCAGGGCACAGGTCGCCTAATGCCTGCATCGGGGATTCTTGTTGACGCTGTAAACGCAGTGAAGACACAACTCACCGCGCTGAGCCTTGTCCCCATCACTGACCCTCGTAACGCTCGCCCGATGTCGGTTCTCATCGAACTGCCAACGGTCACAGCGTTTACATACAACGTGGGCAACATCGACATTCGTCTTCGTGTTTTGGCACCGCCACCCGGCAATCAAGACGCTGGCGATTACCTCATGACCATCGCAGATCAGATAATGAACTCACCTATCGCGGTCACGGATCTTCGTCCGGGCCTCGTATCCATCGGAGGGCAAGACCTGCCCTCTTATGACTTAACCGTTGCCGTAGCCGTACGGCGCAACTAACAAAGGAGCCCTCATGGCTACAACAACATTCCTCAGCAATGCCACGATTAACATCACGCAGGGCGCAACCACCACAGACCTTTCAGATCAGGCAAACGCCGTCTCCGTCATGGTTGGCGTTGACTCGCTTGAGTCCACCGCTTTTGGCGACACAGGACACCGCTTCACAGCTGGTCTTCAGAACGTCGAAGTATCAATGACTCTGTTCTTGTCCTACGGCGCATCTGAAGTTGAAGCAATCCTCAACTCTTGCGTGGGCACAGGTTCAACCGTGTTGACCATCTCGCCATCTGGCACAACAGAGTCCGCTAGCAACCCTGAGTACATCATCACCAACTGCATGCTCTCTGACTTCACCCCAATCAACTCAACCGTGGGCGAACTTGCCACCGTTGAGGTCACCTTTACAGGTGGCACATGGGTTCGTGACGTAACCGCACCGTAAACCCGTAAACCTTCAGGAGAAACAACATGAAGATCACACTCGCAGTCGAACAGATTGACGGCCTCACCTACGAGGTCACCACAAATCTGTTTTCTATTGTGGCACTGGAGCGCAAGTTCAAAATTCGCGCTTCTGACCTTGCCTCCGGTGTCGCAATGGAGCACCTCGCTTTCCTCGCCTTTGAAGGTGCAAAGCAAAACAGCATCACCGTCCCAGCCGTCTTTGATGACTACATCAAGAAACTGGTCTCGGTAGAAGTTGTCAGCGAGGACGCTGCAAACCCTACGGAAGAGGCAGTTACCTCCGAACCCTCTGCGAGTTAGCAGTGGAAACGGGTTTCTGGCCTCACCAAATCCCATTCGATACACAAGAGCTGCACACCATGTTGGATGTGCTGAAGAAGAGAGCAAAGGAGAGCAACCGTGCCCGTAAGTAACGACATCAGTGTTTTAGGCATCAACGAAGCAATCCGATCTCTTAACAAGATTGAGCCTGGACTCCGTAAAGAGTTCAACAACGAGGCTCGCGCTATTGCTGCCCCAGCCACTGACGCTGTTCGTTCTGCGTATCGTTTTGTTCCCTTGTCCGGTATGAACCGCAAGTGGGCAGGCCCAGCGGTAAACGGACGGCAGGTGTTTCCGTGGAACCTTGCTAAGGCAAGCAAAGGTGTGGACGTTGTGTTTAACACTGATCGCCGCACGTTGGGCACGATCACTGTGGTTCAGCGTGATATTGGGACCGCCATTTTTGAGACTGCTGGACGCAAGAACTCCAACCCGTTAGGCGATGCGCTCGGGCCTATTCAGCCGGGTCGCACTCGCATTATCGGCCCTGTTGTTTACAGCAAGGTAAATGAGATTGCAGCTGTGATGGAGAAGTTTGCTATCAGTATTGTCCAGCGCGTAAACCGAGAGATGAACTAATGCTCAGTATCCCTATTGTTTCGTCCTTTGATAACAAGGGAATCAAAAAGGCAATTCAAGAGTTTAAACAACTTGAGGGTGCTGGCGCTAAGGCCAAGTTTGGTTTGGAGAAGGCTTTAATTCCTGCGACTGCCGCAGTTGGTGCTTTAGGCGTTGCATTGTTTGACGCTACAAAAGGCGCTATGGAGGACGCTGCCGCGCAAGACCTCCTTGCCAATAACTTGCGGAAAGCCACTGGGGCTACCGACGCTCAAATTGCATCCAACGAAGATTGGATTAGCACCCAAGGCAAATTGTTAGGAATTACCGACGATGAGTTGCGTCCCGTACTGGCGAAGTTAGCGAAAGCAACTGGCTCAGTTACTACGGCGCAGCAGTTCGCCAATCAGGCGATGGACATTGCTGCAGCTACTGGAAAGCCCCTTGCGACGGTCACAGACGCTGTAGCAAAGGCTTACGGGGGCAACATGACCGCCCTCGCCAAATTGGCTCCTGAATACCGCACCATGATTAAGGACGGTGCAGATTTCGAGACAGTGATGAGCCTGATTGCTGACACCACTGGCGGTGCTGCAACTGAGGCTGCAAACACGGCCCAAGGACAATTTAAGCGCCTTGGTGTTTCTCTTGCTGAAACAAAAGAATCCATCGGGGCTGCACTGCTCCCAGCGATTGAGGCCGTGCTGCCGTATTTAACAAAGTTCGGTGATTGGGCTGCTAAGCACCCGGGCATCATCCTCGCTGTTGGTGCTGCCATCGCTGTTATCGCTGCTTCCATCATGGCTGTAAACCTTGCTATGGCGCTCAACCCATTCTCAGCAATCATCATTGGCGTTGTTGCTGTTGGTGCAGCTGTGGTTTTGGCTTACAAGAAGTTTGAGGGTTTCCGCAATGTTGTCGACGCTGTTTTCAGTGGCATCAAGGTGGGCTTTGACTTTGTGGTCTCTTACTTCAAGACTTTGTTGACGATCTACAAGGGCATTTTTAACGGCATTGCTTCGCTGTGGAATAACTCCATTGGCAAGTTGTCGTTTAAGTTCCCGTCTTTCGTACCGGGCTTCGGCGGTAAGGGCTTTGATGTGCCCAATATCCCGATGTTGGCGCAGGGTGGCATCGTCACTTCTCCAACCCTCGCACTCATCGGTGAGGGCGCTGGCCCTGAGGCTGTCATCCCTCTCGACCGCATGGGCGAGTTCGGCATGGGAGGCGGAGGCGGTGTCACCATCAATGTGCAGGGTGGAGACCCTCAAGCCGTGGTTGACGCTTTGACACGCTGGTATCGCCAAAATGGGCCTTTGCCAGTAAAGGTTGCCTAATGGCTGTTCCTGCTTACGAACTAACCGTAAACGGCAACAGCGTTAGCAACGTCCAAGGTTTTACGTTTACAAAGGGTCGCACAAAGATAAGTGACCCGTTGCGCGCTGGCACTGGCGTTATTAGCGGTCGACGACCTGATCTGTTGCCAACAATTACGGTAGGGCAAACCGCAATCCTTGTCATTCGTCCTGCTGGCACTGGAGAACTTGGGTATGCGTTTGCGTGGCGTGTCGCTGACCTTCGCATTATTTACGGCGTAACAAGTGCATACGACGAATGGGAACTCGACATTGAAGACACGTTTGCGTTGCTTGGTCGTGGCGACGTGTCAACTTCGTGGGCTGACGGTGACCCTGTTTCTACAGCGATTTTTAATGTCACCAACCAGTACGGCATTGGCTTAACCGTTGCTATTGCTACTAAGTCTCTTGTTTCGGCTCAGACCGTTACAAACCAAAACGGGCTTGACGTGCTTTCGCAGCTGGCAATTACTGAGCAGGCTCGTTTTACAACTCAAAGCCCAGCAGGGCCTGATTTCATCACCCTGTATGGGCGTGGCTGGCAAACACAGCTCACAACGTATGACGCTTCTGATGACAACACAGGCACTAACCCTCTTGTTTACACGGCTTTGGACTTTGCTGGTTTGGCTGACAACTATGCGAACAAGGTGATTGTCAACCCTGAGGGGTTAGCGCAGCAAACATCTGGTAGTGGCAATTATTCAATATCGGTGCCGTCGTATAGCCGTAACACTAATGACGCTTCAAACCTTGCGTCTTTCCTTGTGGGTGTTTACAGCCAACAGTCCGGGCAGCCGTCTCGTATTAGTTTGAAAATTTCTGCACAAAATACGACCACAAAGAAAAATAATGCAATGGCTATTTGTGATCCGATTTCGCAGGTTCGTGTCAAGTTTCGTGGGTCAACGTATTTGGCGATTGTTGAGGGTTACACAATTACGGGTCTAGTGGATGATGTGTTGGTGTCGTGCAGTTTGTCGTCGCCGTCGTTTTATCCGCAGTTCATTCTTAACAGCGCCGAATTTGGTGTGTTGAATTCGAACCGTCTTGGTTATTAGGAAAGTAAGGTAAAAGTATGACTTATCCATCATTCGCTTCGGGCGAGGTTTTGACGGCTGCCGATATGAACGCTGTCGGCATGTGGCAGGTTGCTAGTACCTCGTTTACAAGTTCGCCGGGTGTCGAGGTGCAGAACTGCTTTAGTTCTTCGTACTTGAATTACAAGGTGCTTATCAACGTCTACGGCAACAACTCTCATAACTTGCAGTTGCAGTTGATGACAGGCACTAATACAAAAGACAACGCTGCAACCTATGACCGCTGGGGCTTCTTTTGGAACGCAGGCATCAACAACTTCAACCTAGTTAACGACACACAACAGTTTGTCGTTAACTATTTTAACGCAGCTGCAAACTACAGCACCGCAGACCTAACCATTTTCCAGCCCAATGTTGCCAATGTAAACACCATTACCAACCAGCATTCATGGTCAGGCGACAGCGGACTAGCAACATGGCTAGACCACAGCAAGCGCAGCAACAGCGCTTTCACAGGTCTTTACATTTTCCCCGGCTCTCTTGGGGCTCAAAGAATCACAGGCAACATCACCGTTTACGGAATGAGGAACTCATGAGCACTGAACCACTTTTCATCCATGTTTACGACTGCTTGACAGGCGAAACCACAGAGCGAGAAATGACACCCGAGGAGGTAACAGAACGTGAAGCGCTTATCCCTAACGCTCCTGATGTGCCTAGCCCTGAGTAGTTGCGCTGACCGAGTCCGCTACAACTGCGAAGACACCCAAGCCAACGGCACATTCGAAAGGCGATGCCCATGAACCCTGAAAAAAGACTCTCCAACGAAGAAATTAAAGCCCGACTCATCCTCATCGTAGGAGTCGCACTTTCCTTCTCATTCGTGGCAGCCATCGTCTCGCTGATCTACGGCTTGCTGTTCGTCACGCAGCCTCTCGAGCAGGCACCCAACGATGCTGAGGCTTGGGCTGTGCTTTCCCCAATGCTTATGACCCTCGCCGGTGGTCTCATCGGTTTACTCGCTGGCAACGGCCTAAAGGACAAGCCCAAAGACCCACCGACCACACCGCCAGTGCCATGAGAAAGTATCCATATTTTCCTGCGTGGAACGGTGAAGCCACAGACCCCGTCACCAAGAAGTTCTACGACCTTTGCAAACGCCGTTGGGCATTCACCAACCTAGGCATGTACGCAAACCGCCCCATGCGAGGCTCCAAAAACCTCTCCGTGCATGCGACAGGCTTTGCCGTTGACATGGGCTACCCAGCCACTCGTGCAGGCCGTGCCGTAGCGCGTGAGGCTTGGGATTGGCTCATTGAGCACAGCGAAGAGCTGCGTATCTGCGAAATCCACGACTACTCGTATCTGAACCCTAAGCAGGATCCGAAAG